GCTACGGAGATTTGATGAGCCGATAGCACTAATTCATGACAGTGTGTTAAGCAGAGCTTGCGATATGGATAAACTCAGTGCTATAATAAGGGAGACGTACATGATTCTCTTTGCAGAACATGACTATCTCAACACCTTTGCCAGTCAGATACAGGCAGAGACAGAACCACCGATCGTTGGCGACTTACAGCCAGAGACGGTTATTGAATCCACTTATTTCTTTTGTTAATTATGAGCAAAAACGTACACGTCACAGACGAAGTAAAACTAGAAGGCTTCCAAGCCATACTTGAGCCCGGTAAGTTCGGCTATTCCCTCGCTGCTATTGTAGGAGAGGACATGGTTGACGCACTGGAGACTGAAAGAAAAGCTGTCCTTGCATGGGCAGAGTCTAAACTAAAGAACCCAAAGAGAGC